TGCTCTTTTTCCCTCATCTGCTGATAGGGCTTCGGGAATTGCCGCAGCCGGTCAATCAAAAAAGCGGCAATATCACCAGTCAAAGTCTCTTTCGCTAATTTTGCGCCGAATTCGTTATTGTTCATTTTTTTTGTTTCCTTTCTTTTTTGGTTAATAAAAAAGCCGACCGGCAATCCGGCGGCGGTTGATTAAATGAAATCAAGAATTTCTGTCTTCAGCACCTTTTTGTGCTTTCTCGTACTCTTCCATGAACCCAAGAACTCTCTTTTGTGTTGCTTCGCGACACTCTCGACCACTTCGAATATCAAAAACAAAGCCCGGATTATTAGCACTTGCGATTCCAAAAGCAGTAGGCGTCATTTTATTTTTCTTTAGAAAAAACTCGACTTTTTCTAAAAAATCCTTTTTCGTCATTTCAAACTCCTTTTATACTAAAGATAGTATCTAATTATATTAATTTTAGTATAAAGTCAATACTTAAATCAGTATTTGCATAAATATTACTTTTAGTATATTATTAAGAAAAGGAGAATCCATGAAAACACAAGAAGAAATCAGAAAGTTCTTAGATAAAAAAATAGCTGAAAAAGGAACAAATTATCGAGAACTATCATTGGCAATTGGACGGAAAGACCAATATATTCATCAATACATAAGATATGGGTTACCGCAACAACTAAAAGAAGACGATCGTCGAGCAATTGCGCGTATATTGGACGTGGACGAACAAGAATTATCATCAAAGCCTTTATTCCCACCCATCTCCCCTCTGCACTCGGATGGTATTTCCGTTCTGATAGATCAGGCCACGAAATTTATCAGCAATTTGCGAAAAAAAAATATTGACACAATATCAATTGACATGCTGGATGCCGTCGCCTGTTGCGGTACTGGTATTGAAAATTTAAACGAGAATGTTAACGGCAAATGGTTGATGCCGTTGATTGATTTCCGGCAAATCACGATGTCTGCACCTGAAAATATAAAAATGATCAAAGTTAAAGGTGATTCGATGGAGCCTACTCTAAAAGAGGGTGACTGGGTGCTTGTTGATATAAGCCGCATCTCTCCCGATTCGGACGGGCTTTTTCTGCTCCGCCTTGCCGGCGGCCTCGCCGTCAAACGAATTCAATGCGGGCTCGGCAACAGTATCAACGTACTTTCGGATAATGAGAATTATCCCCCTTTGCCGCCAACAAGTTTAGAAGAAATCCCAATTGTTGGCAAAGTTATTTATACATTAACAGCCGAAAAGGTAGGTTAGATGAAAAAGATCATAATCATATTATTTTTAATTATAGCGCAAATTATAGCGACCCCGTGTTTTGCTGAAACAGTAGAGTGTGGAAAAATGGAGGGGGTTATTTTGAATATAAACAATAAATATGCACCAATAGATTTTTCAGCTGAAAAAGTTATATTTCAGTGGAACGGCGAAACAGCACAAATGCTTGCCGCTAACGAAACGATGCCTTGCGTTATTATTGAAAACAACAAGAATTTAATCACATGCGTTAATATTTTGGATCCCGGCGTGTCAAACATGGTTACCTATTCCAAGATAAAAAAATTGCTTTTTTATTCAAAAAATAATGCTTTATATCAATCTGCTTATCATGCAAAATGTCAACCTATGAAATAAAGGTTATAATATGAAAAAAAATAATTTTATTAATATGTTTTTTATTTGCATCTAGAGTTTGGGCCGGTGAACCAATATCTGCAAACTGCGGAGAATTTAAGGAGCCGATTGTAAGTTTAATTATTAAAGGACCTTAATGTTTCTTTGGCGATATGCTACCTTTGTCGCTCTATTGCCTACTCTCAATAATTCTCCACAAACCAAAGAGTGATTCCTAATTTTTGGCATAAGTCCGCCATATTCTCAACATATTTCATCCATCGCCGGTGCTCAATTATCAAAACGATGCCCGGCTTTTTCTCTGTCATTCTGGCATAATGCAAACTTTGACCGATTGCTTCTGCCCATTTTGGTGCAAAATCAAACTCCACCGCAAACTCATCAGTCAAACAATCGACTCGCGTTCCATCACTTAGCCGCACTTCCTGCGCACCATCGCAAAGTTGCTTCTGATACCATTTCTCCGGCATTTTGTGCTTTGCTTCTGCTGGCAATGCCGATAACAACAAAAGTACTAAAAGTAGTTTTTTCATAACAACCTCAATTTTTGATTATAAAAAATCTTTTATTAAAAATCAAACAATTAAAAATTTGCAATTAAAATTATCAAAAAATACTAAATTAAGTATTGACTTTATACTAATTTCAGTATACTAATTTTAGTATAAACACAACAAACGAGGTCAAAAATGAAAAATCTCAAATCAAAACTGAATCTTCTGTTTTGGGACTATGAGGAAACAGCAACCTACTTTGACAAAATCAATCTGGTTTGCAGCTTCAAAGAACACATCGACAACATGGACGATTCGGAACTTGCGGAAAAGTTAGAAATCGATGCAGACGACCCGGATTTTGACATTGAGATTTTGAACGTACGCCAAGCCGTATCAAACGGCTGTGACAAGTGGCTGGCTGCTTAAGGAGAGGAAACAATGGGAATTTTTGAAGACATGGACAAGGCAATTGCGGAATTCCTTGCCGCCGCGGATGATTTCATCAAAACAGAAAAAGACAAGGGGGAAGAACAATGAGAATGACGATGAATGATACTCAAATGGACAGGCTGGAAGCCCGCTTCGGGGCAAACTACCAAGCCCCTGCCCGCAAGCTTAACGCCGTCGACATTGCTATCGCTTTTGCTCTCGGACTAAGTCTTGCTGCTATGTTAATTTTATAAATTTAAGAAAAGGAAACAAAAATGTCATTACTTACACAACCGTCAGAATTGAAACATAACCAACCGATAAGCTGCCTGATCTACGGACAGCCGGGCACCGGCAAGACAACGCTTGCCCTGTCTGCCGACAAGCCGGTTCTGATTGACCTTGACCGCGGACTTTATCGCGTGGAAAAACGCTTCCAATGCCCTTCTCTACAGGTTGAGAATTACCAACAGATTTTAGACTTAATCAATTCGGATGAACTGCGTCCTTTTAACACAATCGTCATCGATACCCTCGGCAAGCTGGTTGACAGAATGGGTGATTTCGTTGCCCGCCAAAACCCGAAGTTCAAGCAAGGGGACGGAACCTTGTCAATGAAAGCATGGGGTGCGATTAAAATTCAATTTGCGGCTTTGGTTAAACAGATTTTTAATTCCAACAAATCGGTTATCTTCGTTGCCCACGAAAAAGAAGACAAGGACGGCGACATCCGTTTTGTCCGTCCGGATGTTTCCGGTTCTTCCGGCAAGGATATTGTTAAAGAACTGGATTTGATGGGTTACATGGAAATGAAAGGCAATAAACGCACCGTTTCTTTTACGCCTAACGAAAAATATTACGCCAAAAACGCTCTCAATCTCCCGCCGGTGATTGAAGTCCCGGATACGACTTCCGGCAATACTTTTTTCCAAGATAAAATTGTCGCTGCCGTCGCCGAAAAACGCCGGCAGGAAGCAGAACTTTTGGCAGATTATGAAAGCTTGAAAAATGTCATTGAAACAAAAGTCGGAGAGATAAAAGACATTACCGGCTTAAACGAAGTTTATGGAGAAATCCGCGGCCTTCAGGTTATCTGGGACAGTCAGATTTTTGCCAACAAAATGCTGAAAGAAAAAGCTGCTGCCTTAAAAGCAAGATACAACAAGGAAACCGGAAAATTCGAGGTCGCCGATGAATAAAAAATATCTAATAACTGCCAGTTTGTATGGTGCGTATTCTTATTATATGCACACCGATTTTGAAGAGTACGGCGACAAGGCTGAAGAAATTGAAGAAAAAGCCCGGCAGGACTGGCTGGACTGTCTGAATAAGGTCAAAAAACCGGCAAATGAAATTCTGCAGCGGGGCATTAACTTTGAAACGGCTGTTTTTGAGTTGACCCAAGGCACGGAAAACGGAGATAAAAACAGCATTGTTCCTCCTGTTTTCCCGACCCTTGATGAAAAAGAACAACAGACCGCACGCATCATTGCAGATATGGTTAAAGGCGGCATGTGGCAGGAAACGGTTTGCACAACAATCGGCAACTATGTTTTTTACGGTAAAGCCGACATTATTCGAGGAAACACGATTTTCGACATTAAACGCGTCAGCAAATACGACTCGGGAAAATATCTGAAATCAATTCAGCATCTTCTTTACATGGAGTGCAGCGGTATCGACAATTTCAGATATGTCATCTCCGACGGATCAAACGTTTACGCTGAAGACTATCACCGTGATGTAGACACCCGGCAAAATCTTCTTGCCCGCACCGAACAGATGGTTTCCTTTATTCGCGGAAACGAAGAATTTAACGCCGCTTTTGAAAAGAACTGGCATAGCAAATATTGAGGTGGGTATGTTTTTTCATAAAGCGGCAAACATTGACGGGATTCTTAAGTTTATACGACCGAAATTAGAGGTAACTCTCAATTCGAGCAAATACGGGATTGACGTCGAAATAAAAAAACATTCCCGCACCCGGTCAACTGAGCAAAACAAATATTTGTGGGCGATTTACAAGCACATTGTTGAATTTTGGGAAAGAACCGGTTTCATCATTGACAATTTGCCGTTGCGGTTTGTTACGTCCGATTTTTTGCATGAGTATTTCAAAAACCGCTTTGACCTCAGAACCACAACCAAGATGACGACGGCAGAATTTATGAATTACACCGACGGCATTCAAAACCTGATGGTAGAGCAAAGCAAGGGCGAGTATGACCCGATCTACCCGGATGGAAATTATCAGGAATTTTAACTAAAGGAGAAAACACTAATGAACGAAGAAAATAAAAACAAACTTTTCATCAGCAACCGCGACCGGGGCTTGTCGGTAGCTATTTTCAAAAAGCAAGAAGTTAACATTAAAGACGGACAGTTGCACACCACGTATTCGGCTAATATCCAGCGTTCCTGGCAAAAGCCGGAAGACAAAGGGACAGACAACTGGCAGCGGCAAAGCGTGAGCCTTTTCCCGGACGAGCTTTTGAAAGTGGCCGCACTTTGCGTCCGCACTTATAATGAACTGTCTTTGGGCTTACAGAAAGAAAGAGAAGAAAGACGGGAACGACCGGCGGCAAACTATCCGTCGCAATCTTATGACGCCCCAGAACCGCCGGCATATTTTGACGACGTACCGTTTGATCTTTGAGGGATTTCTCCCGAGAACCGCCCGGGCATGCGGCTAAAAGGCCTGATATTATGGAGGGTGGCGGAAAAGGTAGACGCGCGAAATACGGCTGAAAGGGGCTGCCTTTCGTTGGTCACCCAGAAACAAAGCTTGGCAGCATGTTTTAACAAACAACGCCGTTGCTGCCGCAAACCGAATTTTAGCACAATAACCCATTCCGGGGCGGCCACCCCGCCCCGACGATAAAGGAAAAAAATAAATGGACATAAAATTGAAAAACTTA